CTCCTTCAGTACATGCCCATGCGGGCACGGTGTTCCTCAAGCTCACGCGCCTCTTTCGCCTCCAGCGCACGAATCTCTGCACGGGTCAGCTTGTGCTTGTAGTACCAGTTGGTCACAAAGCCCAGCGTGGCGATCAACAGGCCAGCCAGCCCCAAGAACTCATTGCTTGTCCACCAGCCGCCCAGCGTGATCCCGGCGCCCGTGTACATGCTCTTACTGGCCGCGCTGGCTGCAATCGCTTCGACTGTGTGTTGTGCTGCTGTTTCCTGCATGGTCCTGCCCTGGTTTGTTTGATTCAGTGTTTGTTCATGGCGTTGGTGCGTCAAACCCCGGCAGGGGTCAAAGTGCCGCGTCCACCTTTGTCTGGATCTGGAAGATGGCGGCAAGCTCTGGCGCCAGCTCTACCCGAATGGCCGCAAGATCGGAAGGCGACAGCCCGCCAGAGTGCGCCGCGCCGTCAATGAAGTAGCTTGTTGTCAGGTCTGCGTAGACTGACGCCACCCCGGCCTCGATGTCGTATGAGGTGGGCAGGTCCGCGAACGTCGCGCTGCGGATGTCGTAGGCAGCAGGCAGTTCGGACGCCGCTGCGCCGCGAATGTCGTAGGCGGGCGAGGTGGTCGCGTAGGTGGTGCCGCGAATTGAGTACGCGCACGCCGAGTCAGCGACGACAGATGTTGCGCTCAGAATGTCGTAGGCTGCGCTCAAGTCGGAGGTGACCGAGCCGCGAATGTTGTAGGCTGGCGATGCGGCTGCGTGGACTGCACCACGGACTGCATAGGACACATCACTGTCAGCGCCCGCAGAACCACGAACGGTGTAGCTGGCGGAAAGGTCGGTGATTGCCGATCCACGCACGTCGTAGCTGGCGGAAAGGTTGGCAAACACGCTGCCGCGAATGTCGTAGGCGGCGCCAATCGTTGCAGCCACCGCTCCGCGAACACTGTAGTCATGGGACGAGTCTGCCGCTACTGCGCCACGGATGTTGTAGCTACTCAGCAGGTCGCTGGTGACGGTCGATGTGCCGCCGCCACCACCAGCCCCCATGTCGAAGTACACGCGTCGCTGAACGGGGCGGAACAGTTGCCATGGGTTACTTGTGGCCCCGGCTATCTCGTCGGAGGACAACGCCCTGGACCACCCGACAACCAAAAGAATCTGACCATTCCACGCCGAGTTAACGTCAGCAACGTCAGACCCCAATCGCCGCTGAATGTTTGCGTTTGTGAACGCTGAAGAGCCAGACCCGAATGTTCCTGACGCGCTTACCTTGTTGCAGTAAACAGAGTGCGACACTCCGTTCTTGACGGCCGCAACCGTCATCTGCCGGCCATCGTTCGATCCGGTAATGACAACGCGCTGCTGAAGCAAAGTTGCCTCATCGTTGCGATATGTGAACTCAGCGTTGAGCGATGGTCCTGCTGTCGCCGCAAGTGCCAGTTTGTAAATGTCATTGCCGGTCGGTGCACGCTCAGAATAAATAGCATTGCCACCAGTACCAATCAGACCGTCCGACTCCGATCCGCCTACCAGCGAAAGCCCTGCGCGAGTGTTGACAATCGCCAGCAGCGTGCTGTTTTGTAGAGGCCCAAGCAGTGCGCCAGTCGCCAGAACTAGTCCGTTATTGCGGCTCGTCCCAGCCGTCAACATCGTCCCGTTGAGAAACGATGTACCAGCACCAACGGTCTGAACAGCGCCGTACTTTCGGTTCAAGTCACGCGAAAACCCAGGGATGTAAGCGAACTCGAGCCCCGCCGCCAGTTCGTTCTGGCGGTCAACCTCGACCGGCCCCTGAGGCTGAATCAGGCGGGTGCTGCGCGTCAAAATCATGCTGTCGTTGCGCTGGTGATTTCAGACATGAAGGCTTCGCATGTCACAGCCTGCGCGGTGTTTCCGGTCACTTCGACCTCGACGTGCATCACGGCTGCGTCGATGGTGATGGACTGCTCAGTCACCACGTTGTTGCCGGTCGATGCCGCGAACGACCAGATAGTTTTCCAGTCTGCGCCCGCTGCGCCCGCCGTTGGTGTTGCGCCTGCGTCGTGAGCGACGAGGATGTTCACTGTCGCTGGCACGGTGGGGCCGGTCGCTCCATTCGTCACCTTGACAGTCAGCAGCCCACCTTGCGCCGTGCGTAGATCAGCGGTGCCGCGTGTGGATGAGCCTGCCGCATTACTTGTCGAGGCAGCAATGAGGGTGCGCGGCGTCTTAGTCAGTGTCGTGGTGGTCATGCCAGATAGCTCCCATCGTCCGCCCAAATGGCGCGACGCACATCAAACTCGCTCACATGGGAAACGTGGCTTGCAAGCGCGACAAGCTCGTCAGCTTGCGCCTGCGTGATTTCGCCAGATTGCACCCACACCCCCAGCATCAGCGCGTTGTCGGGCACCGAGAAGTCGATGCCTTCGGTCGGGCTGCGCAACACGTCCAGCAGCGCCAAAGCGATCGAGCGCAGCGGGCTTGCCGGGTTGTTTGCATGGTCTTCAATCTTGGCGCGGACATCGTGCTTGGCCGCCCACATTGCGAACGACTCACGCGAGGCATAGCCAATGCGCACACGGCCAATGTTGACAGCGGCAGCGATGGCATCAGAGTCGCGGGACGCCAGCAACTCGGGCGAGCACTTCGCTTTGATTTCGTCAAGCAGCGTCATGTCATTCTCACGGGTTGGTGTCGCATTGAGCGCGGATCGTGAAGCTGTCGGCAAACACGGCGGCGCCCGTGTTGACGTTCCGGCGAACCCAAACTGACTTGAAGCTGGAAGGTGGCACGTCGCCCACAAGCAGGCCCGCGGCCAGGGTCGAAGGCGCCGAGAATGTCACGCCAGTCGGTGCGGTGGTCTCTGTTGCCACGGTTTGCTCGGCGGCACCAATTGCAGCAGTGCCGAGGCCGATTGCCACGTCGGTGTCCGTGCTTGGCGTCTGCGTCTGGATGAACACCTTGGTGCCCAACATCGTCAGCGTCGGGTGGTTGTTGTAGACGTAGATGCAGCGGTACTCGATGGACCCGGCTGCGGCTTCGGCGCTAGATACCGCGTCGAAGTAGTTGGCAGCGTCGGTCGAGGAAATGACGCCGCCAAGGGATGCGGACGGGTCGGTGTTGGATGCGCCACCACTCAGGCGGTACTTGATGTCAGTCGAGGCAATCGCCATGTTTGGCTCCTGTTAATTTCCCGCCTGCTCGGCGTATGTCTTGGGTAGGTGCTTGCGCGCCATTTCGTTGATATGAGCGTCCCGGCAGTTGTCTTCCTGCCAGAAGAACAGGCCGTTGATGAAGTTGCTCCAGCCGCTCTTGCCAGCGATGTGGCGGCGGTGGGCGGCTGCACTCAGCGTCTCGTCCTGGTGCCCGCCGCGCACTGCGTTGGCCAGCTGGCCCACTGCGATCAGGACTTTCATCACGTAGGTGGTCATGCGTACTCCAGTGATGCGCGGTTGGGCCAGTCGGTGTGCACATTGGTCGTGCTGGCTGTCGTCTCGACTGGTGGCCATGTCGTGTAATCGAGGCGAACGATGCGCGACGAGTAGCCCACATAGGCGATGGGGCGCGAGGCGTCGGTGTAGATGCTGTGCTCGATTCCGCCGCCTGGTGCTGGTGTGGAATACCCACCGCCGCCACCGCCGCTCGGCCCACGATCACCACGCGCACCCTTGGCTCCACGCAGATCAACCCACTGCCCCCACGTGCCATCTGGCTTTTGGAATCGAAGCTCAGTGCCGCGCCATTCATGGTCAGGCATCGGGCCCGTGTCGCCCTTCTCGCCTTTTGCGCCGCGCGGGCCGGCTTCGCCTTGCGGGCCAGTCTCGCCGCGCTCGCCTCTGGCACCGTCGATGCCGTCCCGACCGTTCAGGCCATTTGCGCCGGGTGCGCCGTCGATGCCGTCGCGGCCATCCTTGCCGTCAACGCCATCGCGACCGTCTCGGCCATCTTTGCCGTCTCGACCTGCCAAGCCTTCCGGCCCAGGCTCACGCGCAAGACGGTCGAACCGCGCACGCAGATCGTGCAGGCCCTTGGTCAGCAGTGCGAAAAGGTCGAGGTCACTGTTGCGCATCATCAGCCTCGGCCAGCGTGCTCAATATGCGCTCAGTCAGGGCGAGGCGTTGACGCTCGATGTCGGATGTGTCCTTTGGCTCGCGCTGAAGGGCTGTGACTTGCGCGTCAATCAGCCGCGCCTGCGCCTGCGCGGCTTCTTCTTCGGCGGTCGTGTCGGCCGGCTCTGGCGTAGATGCGTTGTTGGGGATGCCGTTGGCCTCCTTCTCACGCCTCCAGCGCGCTTGCTGCTCCAACACGTCGATGGGGTTGCCGCCACGCTTGCGGATGATTTCCGGGCCGGACGCATAGGCGCGGTCTTCCAGCATGCCCCATGCTTCGGCCTCCTTCTTGGGGTCGATCCACGGCATCGCTGGCGGCATGTAGGTCGCATCGTCCAGCGTGTCCAGCTTCACGCCCTGCGGAATGGCCAGCTTTCCGCTGGCAATGGCCGTCGCAATGAACTGCTCGTAGATCGGGCGCACGATGCGGCCAATGAACTCGTTGGCCAGGGTTGCATAGATGGCGTAGCCCTCGACCAGCTCCTGACGCTGCGCGCTGTACGTGCCGTCATAGCTGCGCGCGATGCTGGAGTACGTCGGGCCGGCGCCGGCTGCGATGGCCTTCAGTTGACCGCCTCGGTACGTTTCCAGATTCGGGTTTGGCCTGTTCGTGTCGATCATGCCGACCTCTTCGCCGGGGCGCAGGTCATCAAAGACCATACCGGGGCGGAACTTCATCATGCGCTGGCCTTCGTTGCCCTCATCAGGCACGTACATCTCAGGCGCGCCCTTCTTGATGAACGCCGCCATGCTCGCCGCGATCTTGGCCGCGATGCGCTCGCTTTCCTCGTAGTCCTTGAGGTCATCGAACCGAGTCAGCACCGAGGCGAACACAGACACGCCGCGCAGCTGGCGGATACGGTGCACGTTCTTGATGTGCAGCATGCGCTCAGCCGGCACGCGCTTGGTGTTGCGGCCGGCAATCAGCACGCTACCCTCAAGTGGCGATGTCTTGAAAACGTGATACCCGGTTGGAGCGCCCCAGGCATTCAACTCGATACCCTGGACGATCTCAGCCGGCGCACTGGAAGACAACTCCATCGGAACATAGTCAGCTTCCAGCATCTCGATGCTGAAAGGTACTGTCGTGCCGTGGTTCAACTGAGGCGTCATTCCAGAAATCATCTGGCTGAACACCTCGCCATCGCGCAGCCATGAGCGAGCCAAGAGGCGCTGCGTGCTCGGCCAGTCGTGCTGCTTGGTGACTTCTGGCGCGCGACACCAGTCCTTCCACAGTTCCAGAATCACTCTGGCCAGGTCGTCGTCAATCGTGCCATCAGCCTTGCGAGGCTGCGGCTCCACGCCGATGCCGTTGGGGCCGACCACGTTAGCCACCAGGGTGTTGAGCACACCCAGGGCAAGGTCATAGTTCTCTTCGAGGTGGCGCGCGATCTGACGCAGTGATGCGCCTGCCGCCTTGACCTCATCATTGCCGCTTCCGGTGGCCCTGCGCCCCTTGCGCAACCGGTCAGACTTCGCCGCCTCGTAGTAGCTCAGCACTGACCGAGCATGAGCACGCCGGACACCAGCCGCTGGGGAAACCCACGAAACCAGTCGATCAACCAAATTGAGGCGTGAGGTCTTGTCGGCCATGTCGCCTCAGTCTGAAAAGTCGGCCAACTGGTGGCGGGGGTACAGGCTGCGACCGCTTGGGGCAGCTGCCTTTGCAAGGTCAGAGGCAATCGCGGCACGGGCCTGCAAAAGCTCAGACATTGATCGCAGCGTGACGAGCTTGCCGTCACCCGTGCGCACGGTCAGTTCGCCGCTTGCGATAGCGGAATCAATCGACGCCAAATCCTGAGCGGTAAATGCCATGCACGCAGCATGGCAATGAGCGCGTGCAGAGTCTTTAAGTCCGGCGCAGTCTCAGTACACGCCGAGCCGAGCAAGCCACGGTAACGGCTGGCTGCTGATTGACACGAAATCTGCCGCGTCTTGCGTCACTCCACCAACCAGGTGAGAAACACCCTTGCTGCTGGATGGCTTGAACCATGATGGAAGCGAAGGCATGCCAGCACCCACAAGCGTAGTGGACAGAGCCTGCCCGTAGTAGGTCCGAATCATCCCGTTGATGGATTGGAAAGATGTGCTGCGCGCAAAATACTGGTGCCACTCGTTGACCGTGTAGCACGTCCATCCTTGCGTGACTTGACTGTCACCGCCGCCAAATATCGGTGAGGCCAAGTCCCAGAACATCTGACTCGTTGGGCCACTCGTAGTCCCTCCCGGCGTAATCTCGTCGGGCCATGAGGTCGAGATTGACTGCGTTGGTGTCGTTGTGGTGATGCGAGACGCGACAGACGTACCTGATGACGTTGTTGTCATCTCGTCTTGAAGAATGTCCGGATCGACGTACCCCAGCTTCATCTGAAGCTCATACGTCATGCTGGAGCTGTAGCTGCTTGGAGCCGTGTTGCCGGCGACCTCATAGAACACGAGCGCCCCGCTCCTGATGTCGGCGTCGATCAAGCTCCTGGACGTTGATGAGCTGTATGCACCTCCCGTGGAGCTTCGCGTCTGCGTGGTGATAGTGTGGTCTGTCCACCCTCCAGCAGAACGAGTCAGTGTCCTTTCTTGGGACGTGCTTGATGTGCCAACTGAACCAGTCGCACCCTGCCCACCCATGCTGATGCGCGTCTCTGATGCGCCAGAGGAAAGCGTCTTGATGATCAGCAAGTCCTTGGCGATCCACCCGCCATTACCTGATGACGTGTATGTCTCGTGCTTGACACCCGGAACGCCTGGCGCCGCTGTGTCGGTGAACGCATAGGTGGAGTTGAACGTGGGCTGCTCAGTCACCGTCATCTCAAACTGCATCATCACTCCATCGTCGCCTTGGAAGTCAGCCATGAACGCAGGCGAGCGCATCACGCCGGTGCCGCTTGTCGCAAGTGATCTGGTTGATCCACCCGGCGAGATGACTGAGGAGTAATCCATTTTCAGGAACCATTCTTCCGGCGACATCGACATGCGTGACCCTGGAATCTCTGCAACTGTCACGCTGCCGTCGGTGAACGTCGCCTCGACTGCAAACATGTCATCCTTGCCGAGCAGTACCGTGCGTGCCTTGGTGCCAGACTGGTTGAAGTACCACCCGTGCAGGTTGGTCATCAGCGCCGGAGGCGTGTATGTTCCCAGAACAACGTCAGGCTCTGCGCCGGTTGCACGGTAAACAGAGACGGACTTTCCATCTGAGCCTGTCATCTTGCCAAGCTCGACAAGCACCTTCACGAATGTGAAGCTGACACCGACTGTCCACCCGCTGCGCAGCGCAACGATCAGGTATCGTTTACCGCCTGACGCCTGCGTGAATCCAGCGCCATCGACAACTTCGCCAGGGTTGAAATACTTGATGACGCTGAAGCGGCTGTAAACCGCATTCGCATTTCCTTGGTTTCGCTTGCGCAGCACCAGCGTGCTGCTTTTGTCTGGGTCATCGCCGTAGTAGCCATAACTTTGGATGCCCCACTGATCCATGTAGGTGTCGGGTATGAAGCTGTTCCCATACACAAGGCCATCAATAGACTCTGCCTCCCACGAGATCACATCCGTGTCAGGGTTTGGGCCTTGCCAGTCAACCTGGCCAACATTGCCGCCACTCAATCCCCTGCGCTGCTTGTATGTGTCGGTCGGCACCTTCACGCCGCCGATCTTGGTCATTTTTGGCGAGATGGACATGAAGGGATTCGCCCCCATCGGCGTACCAAGTGGCGCGTTTGCTGAATCGAACGGCTCCCCCCAATACGTAAGCTGCGTCGAGTCCGTGTTGACGCTGTTCTGAGGCCGAAAAACAAAACCACCGGTCGGGCACGCCTTTGGGTTGGATGCGAATCCTACGATCTTCGGCTTGGTCCAGTCGCCATCCTCAAACAGCACCACCACATGATCATCCACGGCAAACACCGCCGCGTCGCAGTCCATGTACTTGATGGGCACCGACGACAGTGAGGTCAGTTTGTTGATGTCCAGCCCGCTTGACTTGCCTCCTTTTGCGCTTGACTTGGCCTCATCAAGAGAAACGTCCGCCGTGTCATCCGGATTCATGGCTGTGATCACGCCAAACCGTGATGTTGGCATGTGGCGCTGCCACCCTGGAAGCACCGCAGCGTTCCAGAACACTTGCGCAGCCGTCTGAACCTCGCGCGCCACAAGCTGGCCGTCTTTGGCGGATGGAGCTGGTGCACTTGGGGCAATCAGGATCGTCTTTGACTCACCAGGCACGTCGATGGTGGAGACTGATCCGGTGGCATCCTCCGTAAGATCTGCGCACCAAGCTGATCGCACCTCCTCGACAGACAAATCCTGCCACCTATTCAGCTCCTTTCGCAGTCCAGCGTCTTCATCCTTGAGAATCTGCAAGGCAAGGCGAAGCGGCCCGCTCTTGCCCTTCTCTTCAACCAGCTTGGCCGCTTCCTTGCCATACGTCTCCAGGGCTTTCGCCACGTTCGCTTCGTTGCGCGGGCTTGTCTTGGATGCCGTCACGAATGCAGAGATTGCCTGATCGACCTTTACCTTTTGCGCGTCCTCGATGGCTTGCTGAGTTGACAGCTTCGTCATGGCAGCGGACATCTCCGCAACCAGCTTGACCAGTCGCGCATTGATGCGGGCAATGGCAGCGTCCTTCTGGGCCTTGCCATAGTCCAGCTTGACGGTGTACAGCCCGTCAGTTCCGCCGCTGACAATCGTTGCCTTGCCCATCAGGCACGCTCCCCAACGTCCATGTAGCTGTCGCCTCCTGTTGGTGCGTAGTAGTTGATGTAGTCAGCGATCATGGGCACGCCGTTTGCAAAAGCACGCTGGCCAGGACGAAGCAGCCAATCGACAGCGCAGCGAACGCGCATGCCGCCCGCACCGCTGGACATGGACCGGATGTTTGCCAGCGTGCGGTCATACTCTGCTGGCGGGTTGGTGCTCTCCGCAAACCCATCCGAGTACCCGCTGACCGTGCACGTCTCCCGCATCGAGCCACGGTCGAACTGAGCCGACAATGGCGCACGCGCCATCTCCTGCTCAATTTGCATGCCTGACGGCAGCACCGCAGCGCGTGAAATCACGAACTCTGAGGCTGCGTTGATCGCATCAGCATACTGAGTTGATGCAGGAATCACAGCCTGGACGTAGCACTTCCCGCCAGTCTGCAGTGTTGCCTGCCATGAGCTGATCGGGGCGCGCACCAGCCCTGAAGGCGTCACCAGATCCATCAAGTACCGCGCCGTCACATCACCCAGCGCAACCGTGAAGTCGTGATTGACCAGCGCAGATGCGCGCGACAGCATGGATGGCGCGGCAGCCAGCGAACGACCACCCATAACAGCCCGCACGATGGCGGGCGTGAGTGGTGATTCGACGGATGCCCGCGAACTGGCGGATGCGGACAGAGCGACTGGCGATCCCAGTGGGGACGTGGCAGTAGCCGAGCATGAAGCCTGCACAGCAGACCGTGAAGCTGACTCACCAAGCGGCGACCCAGCAACAGCGCGCGCCACCGTGTACACCTGAGCCGCCGATGACGGCAAGCCAAGAGGTGAGGCTGATGATGCCGCACAAACTGCGGCCATGAACACTACAGCAACAGCACCACCGAGAACCGATGGCGCAACGGCATCCGCATCCACATCACCGCCAATAGGCGGCTCGTAGAAGCTGATGTTGACGGCATCCGGCTCAGGGTACGCATAAGCCGCATCACCCGCAAAGGTGACATCAATCGCGTTCGTGGCCGGGTAGGTGTAGCTCATGCTCACACCACCCGCAAGATCTTGTCGTTGTAGATAGTGCCGCCTGCATCATCGAGAAACACGAGCTGCACTTCGCCGCTGAAGTCAACCTGAACAATGTACTCCCCGAGTGCCAATGACATATCCGTATTTGGATGTGGGGCACTTGGCAGCGTGAATGATGACGTGTACCGCGCCACCCCTTTCGTGATCCGCACGTCGTCAACATAACCAGCCATATCCTCGCCACCGCTGGTTGTCGTTGCGCTACCTATAGCAAGGTAGTTTGTCGCTCCAACATCTACAGGGATCCCGACGTGAGAACTGTTCGTCGATTCAAGAACACCGTTATAGAACAAGCGAAGAACACCAGAAGCGCGCGTGACGGCGACGTGATTCCAGGTGTTTAGCGCGACATTTGACGTTGATACACATGCGCGGCTGCTTATGTAGCTGAATCGGTGTACGGAAAAAGTTATCTTGCCTGGAAAGTCTGCATCTTTGACATTGATCCCGAATGCACTGTCATCACCCCAAAATGGGCCAAAGTGAATAAGCCGGGCATAGCTTTGCCCACCAGTTAGATAAAACCATGCCTCGATGGTGAAGTCACCAGCGCCTAACGCAAGATCGCTTGACGCCCCGATTGTCAGCTTGTCACCAGACCCGTCAAAATATGCGGCTGCCCCGCCGAACTTGCTTTGCGTCGTGCTGATCTTGGCATCTCCGATTGCAGTAACGGCGCGGCCAGTTGCCGACGAATCCGTGAATGACGTGCTGTTGTTTGGCCCGTCGCAGTGCAGCAGCAGAGAGACATTTCCGAAGTGCGTATCGGTCGGCTCTTCGCCGCTGCCGCTTTGCGCCTCAGCCAACAGTGCCCCAGTGTCTCGTCGATACGCGCGCACAATGCGCCCGGATACAGGCGTGTCAGTGTCATCCCTGAAGATGCCAGAGTAGGTCGGCATAGATCACCCCACCGTCGCAGAGATCACAGCTACAGGCCCGCCAGCCACGATGCTGGTGGTGTTCATCACGACCTTTCCTGCCACGGGCGTTGTCCCGACCTGCGCAGGCATGGCCAAATGCACATCACCATCAGAGTCGCAGAACTCTGCATAGGCAGCCGTACCGTCAGCGTCTGCGCTGGAGTCAGGCCCCGCAATGCTCAGAGTCAGTTGGCCGGTGGCGCCGTTCACTGTGCCGCAAGGGTCGGACAGTGGCACCTGAGCCAGCAGCACATCGGCTGCGTCTCGGAAGCGCACGAACCCGGCACCCGACCCGGAGTCGATCAGGTCGCGGAATGATGTGTGGGCAGCCACCAGGGCGGCTACGGAGTAGGTCGCAACGGTTGGAGCGGGCATGTATTTTCCTTCAAGCGAGTTTGGAGACAACCAGCAGCAGCAGCGATGACTCGCTCGCCCCTGGTCTGTGGACCTCTGGCGCGCAGAGGTAGAAGCCTTGCGGCGTGGCAACGTGCACCCGCTGATACAGGCGCACCAACCGGTCAATGGACTCGGTGTGTGCCCTGCTCTTGGTCTGCCAGCGCAGCTCGATGGACCTGTCAGACTCGGAGTACCCGAAGTCGTTGAACGCCGCCCCGCCGTCCAGGGTGGCGATGCGGTTCATGCGGCGCCGCGTCTCGCCGAGCGATACGCTCGGTAGGCAGCTGATGTGCACCGGCCCAATCGGGTCAAACGTGGTGGGCGTGACGATCACTTTCATGTCACACCCCCAACAGCAGCTTCAAGCCGTCAGCATTCACACGCACCTGGATGGCTTGCAGGATCTCCCACATGAACGCCTCCAGATGCGGCTTGAGGCCGGCACCGTCGATCTTGATCAGTCCGTCACCCTTCAGAAGCGCATCGGTTTGGGCATTCATGGACCGAATCTGCGCCTCTGTCATCCGCTCCTGCAAAGCGAACTGCTTCTCGCGGTAGGCGTTCTCGCGCTCCATCTGGGCCTCGATCTTGTCAATGGCGCCCCAGCTCAAGTTGTCGTAGTTCTCGTAGCTCTTGAACAGCTGAGTGAGTACCTGACCTGTGCTGGTGATGCCGGTGTTCAGTGACTCAAACGCGGCAACGGCTTTCTTGGTGTCTGCCTCGATGTTGGCCACCATCAGCGCGGTCTGCTGCTTGATCAGTTCCATGGACTTCTGGAAGTCCATCTTGGCCAGTTCCTCAGCCCATTTGCGCTGCGCCTCTTGCGCCTTCTCTGTTTCCTTGGCGATCTTGGCGACGGACTCCGAAGCCTTGCCAGTCCTGTCGCCGAACTCGTCAACCCCGACCTTCACCCGCACCATCTCTTCACGGTAGCCGGTGATCTTTCCGGTAGCCGCGTCGAAGACGGGGACGATCTTCTTGATGTTCTCGTAGACCTCTGTCTGCGCGCCACCCAGCCCCTTTACGCTGCCGCCAGCCTTTTCGGCAGCAGCGGCCTGAGCCAACATGGCATTGTTCGCAGCCTCAAACGGGTTAACCGAGTCCTTGGCCGTCTTGCTGACATTGGCTAGCGCATCCCCGGCCTTCACCCAACCGTTCGCGGCGTTGCTCCAGACAACCTTGCCGTCATCGATCAGCTTGCTGGCCTCGTCAATGGTCTTGACGGCGATGCCGGTGGTTTCAGCGAAACGCTCCAGCGTGGTGCCTGCGCGCTTGTTGACCTCTTCGGACTGCTTCTGCGATTCCTTCAGCTTCTCGTTGGCCGCCCACCACTGCGCCAACGCATCCACCAGCTGGATGATCTTGTCGGCGGCGAAGTACGCGGCAAATACAACTCCAGCCGATTGCAAAGCTGCACCGAACATCGGCAGCGTGGTCGTCAGGGCTTGCAGCCCACCCAGCAGGCTCATGCCCTGCTTGGCGACAAGAAGGCCAACCAGCGCCTCCAGCCACGGCAGGATCCCACTGATGCCGCCAGCCAGCACATTGAACTGAGTCACCGCCCCGCTGATGTTGCCCGCCATCTCCAGAAAGCCAGGGTTGATACCGTCAACCTCGCCGGCGATCTTCACCAGTTCGTCAAACAGCGGCTTGAATGACTCAATCACGCCCGCGGTGAACTTGCTCAACCCAAGGAATGCAGCGCCGGCCACCTCAATGGCGCGCGTCAACCCGTCCACCGTGGTGATGTCGATTCCTCCGAACAGGCGGGTGAACGCACCGGTCACAGCATCAATTCCACCGATGAACCCACTCAGGTCGGCATTCTTCAGGGCTTCCGGCAAGTTCTTGGCGACTTGCTCCAAAGCCTTCTGCACGCCCTGCATGTTGGACTCGATGTAGTCCACCAGCTCCTTGAGCGATCCGCTGGTAACGCTTGCGCCAAGGGATTGGAAAATCTTAGCGATGGCCTCTGCCACGCCTCCGAACTCATCCAGCAGCGGCTGGCCAATGCTCACAGCCAGCGCATTGAAGGCAGACGCGATCTTCTGCCCGGACACGTCCAGGCTGCCGGTGATCTTCTTGAATGCCTCATCCGTGGCGCCGGCCACGTCGCCCATTGACGCCAGTGTGTCGCGGAACTTCTCAGCCTGGGGGCCTGCCAGCGTTGCCGCCGCGGTGAAGCCGCCGATGTCGCCGAACAGCACCTTCATCTGGTCGGCGCTGCCGCCGGTTTTGTCGGCAACCTGTTGCAGCAGTCCAGCCAGGCCGTTGGCCTTCAGCCCTGCCGCGTTGAACTCAATGCCAAGCTCAGCCGCCACGTCACGCGCCTGACCGGACGGGCTGATGATGTTGGAGATCGCGCCGCGCAGGTACTCGATGGACTCGGCCGGCTTGATACCCGAAGCCGTCAGCGTGGCAATGGCCGCGCCAACCTCTTCAAGCGACACGCCGCTGATCTTGGCGACCGGGGCGACCTTGGCGAAACTCGCCGCCAGGTCATTCATCCCGATGTCGCCCTCGTCGATGATCTTGAAGAACAGGTCCGAAACCTTGCCAGCCTCATCGATTGACATGCCGTAGCTGTTCAGCGTCGAGACAAGCACCTTCGTCGTGCCGTCCAGGTCTGAGCGTGTGGCCACTGCCAACTTCTCAGCCGTCGAGATCAGAGACAGCGATTCAGACCAATCCACCCCAGAGCCGATGGCGTTGCCCAGCGCGTTGGTGATGTTCTCCAGCGGCTGCGTGCTGGTGCTCGCGTAATCAAGGATCGCCTTCTTGAAGCCGTCGAGGTCTTCAGCCGACGCATCAATGATGGTGGAGATCTGGCGGAATGCCGAATCGAAGTCAGCGGCAGACCTCACCGAGAACGCCACGACAGCGGCGCCAGCGGCCAGCAACCCGGCCTCCAGCTTGAGCGCGCCAACGGTGAAGTCCGCAATGGGCTGCGTGACGTTCTTGATGGACGAACTGAACTTCTCGGCGTTGTTGAGCGCGGCCTGGGTCGCGGCGCCCGTCTTGTCAACGCCCTGAAAAATCAGCTCGATGGTTTTCTGAGCGTCGGCCACTTGTCACCCTTGCTTCTGCCGTGCGTTGCGTTCTTCGTACCACTTGCCCCAGATCGCCGTTTCCGTGTCGGTCAGGTAGCCCTCTGGAAACAAGTCGGGCCTTGCCTCAAACAGAAACCGCCCGCGCTCTGAGCACAGGGCCAGCGCGGCCCTCACTCTGGGGTCGTGCCAGAGCGCTTCGGTTTTCCCGGCTCTGCCCCTTGGCCGGTCAGGTTGATGATCTTGTTGGTCAGGTTGTAGAAGGTGGTCGGGAAAGTCTCGGCCAGCTTGACCGCAACGTCTCGATTTTCAGCACCGACTACAGGCGACACCGACCCAGCGGCCAGCATCTCGATGCGCCGACTGACATCTGTGGGCACGTCCTCATTGCTCAGGCCCAAGGCAGAGCGGATCGCCGCCGCCTTGTCGCCGTCGCCGGCCATCGCAGCAACCAGAGCGCGCACGTTCTCCATGCCACTCTCTGCCGCCTGATTGGCCCGCCCCAGCTCGGCGGCAGTCAGGCCGCGAACGACCCAAACCGCCTCACCAGGGAACCACTCGGACAACTCAGGCACCGGCACGCTTTCCTGCCGGGGCTGGAGTGCCGCATTCAGAAATGCCTGAATGTCCATGGTCATCAAGCCTTGATGTCAACCGACTCGACAGAAGGCGTCACAGTGCACGATGCACTGAACGAGCCGCCACCAGCCGGGAACGTGCGGGACACGCCGAAGATGCCCTGGGTCAACTGACGCGGGACGGTCTTGTCACGGTCGGGACGGAACTCAAACCAGATGTTCTTGCCCTTCTGAGCCAGCACCGAGTCGGTCACGCCGTCCTTCATGATGGCGTTGAAAGAAGCCTGGCCCAGCGACGACGAGGCCGAGCCGACAGGGCCGTCATAGGTCGAGGTCGAGTTGATCGAGTACGTGGCCTCGGCGGGCACCCAGTCCGAGGTGTTCGCAATCGGCGCGAACAGCGGCGTAGCGCCGCGCATGTAGACCTTCTTGGGCACGCTGCCGGTGTGGATCAGCGGCAGGTCGGTCGCAAACGTCACCTTGCCGGTGGCGAAGTCCAGCTGGTATACCGGGTAGTCCGCGCGCTCGACGTGCAGACCGGGAACCGAGTAGATCTCGCTCGACTGCACAGCAGCTGCGGCGCTGGTGGTCAGGCGCACCTGGCCGATCTCGATAGAGCCAACAGGGATGAACGGAGGACCGCCAGCCGCACCGCGCACATCGCTGAAAGCGGCGCTCAGGCTGTCAGTGCCAGCGACAGTTGCAATGGCGCCGGTCGAGTCGATGGTGATCGAGTTGATCTTGGCGACGTTCGACGCAGGGCGCGTCACGGTTGCTGTGCCTGCTGCCACTGCAATGACGCCGCTGGCATCGGCGCCAGAAACGCCAGCCATCGAGGCAGTCAGAGAGGCGACGTTCACCGTGTTGTTGCTTGCGTGCGTGGTGATGGCGCCACCGGTCAGCAGACCATAGGGAGCGATCACCGGCTCCGAGCCGGCAGCATTCGATACAGGCGAGAACGATGCCTGGAACGAGATGTTGTTGCCCGTGTTGGTCAGGGCTTCAAACGGGCGTGCGGTTTGGCCTGCCTCGTAGCGGATGATGGGTGCGCCCATGGCGTTCTCCTGTGTGTGAAAAGGTCAATTCAAAACCGCAGGCTGGCCGCGCAAGTGCTGGTAACGCACCTGAAACGTGGCCTCTGCAAAGATCAGCTTTCCAGCGTCAATCTGGATTCCGCCGCCAACGTAGTCGATGCCCAGGGCAAGACCGCCGAACGTCTCGTCTGCGTGCATCAACTCGATCAAGTTCTGCAAAGCCGCGTGGGCCTGCTTGCGCTGCACGTCCGATACCGGGCTGCTGGCTTGCTCTGCGCGCGCCACGCTGATCGGCATCACGCAGCGCGTGAAGTCGTAATTCGTCTCGGCGCTGTCTGTGCCGTCCTGCACCACCGTCACCGGCAACTCGCTGGCGTCCATCGGGGACTCCAGTGCGTACTTCCCACCTGTGGCGGTCAGGATCGCAGTGATCAGGCGTTCACGAACTGAGTCCGTCATACGCCCTCCGATGGGTGCTGCTTGTTCAGCAGGTAGCGCATGGCGTCGAGCAATTGAAACTGGTACTCGGCCGCTGCGTCAGGCAGCACATCGCCACGCACGTTGCCGAATACCTGAGACAAGGACGCTCCGTGGAAAACCTTCACCGGCTTTCGGTCCTTGCCTTCACGAATGGCAATGGCCAACTGACCGCCGCCGTTCTTGCCCTTGTTGAGCACCATATAGAAGGCGCCCGGCATCGGCTTGGTGTCACCGCCAGGCTTGACCTTCACGCGGATGCCGCGCGACGGCACAGGTGGCGGTTTGATCCACCCGATCTTGTCGCTCGACACCTGGGCGTCAGTCGAATACTTGGACAGCAGCACGCCGCGCATCGGCGTCAGCACGGCGCCATTGAGGCGCGATCTGGTCGCCTTGCGGACGGTCAGCTTCTCGTTGACGTAGGAGGCCGTCAGGCGCACTTCCTCGCGGATGCGCTTGCTGGCCATGGTGCGCACCTTGGGCGCGGCCTTGTTGATCGCCACGCGGATGGCGTCAGCCGTGTTGCCGCCAACGAACTCAAAGAGGCTGATCGCATCCTTGAGCGCGTTCTCGTCAACCTTGATCTCAAACGAGGTGTTCATGCGACAAACACCCGGTGTTCGAACTGGTCAAGCGCCTGCTGAGACTCGACGGTCAGAACCTGGCCTGTCTGGGCCAGCGTGAACGTCTCGCCACGGCGCGGTGGGTTCGCCACTTCCGTCAGCCGGACATGCACGACAGCGGTGCGCACGTTGACCTGCGCCACCTCGCCGTACTTCGTCAGGTCGCGCTCCACCATGACCACACACGGAGCCGTTGCCCCGCTGCGGTCGGTGTAGGTCGCAGACTCACCGAAGGCGGAATACACCCGGTCAATCATGCGGCCCACGGTGGAGGCTTGGTTGATCATGGTGATCAGGCGGCGACAGCGACGAACTGGCCCAGCTTGACCAGAACGGTCGCGCTCGGGTTGGTAGCTGCGCTCACGGCAATGCCGATGCACTGCTGAGCGGTGGCGGTCTTGTTCACGACCTTGTTGGCGGCGTCCCAGTACAGGCGATCACCGACCGCAATGGCCAGTGCGCTGGTCTTGGGCAGCTCAAACACGCCGTCAGTCTTGAACGAGCCAGCAGTGCCGGAGGTCACGGTTTTGAGAGCAACACCGAACAGCGAAGTGCCGAACAGGTAGCCAGTACCAGCAGCCACATCGGCGGCTGGCGTGAGGGTCAGAACGGAGCCGTCCTGCTTGAAATTCGTAGCCATGTCGATTCCTTGTGCGGGTTACGGGCCGCATTCAAGCGGCCCTTGGCATTACTGGCCGGCGTTGTAGACAGCGCCGCGATAGTCCACAGCAGCGATGCCGTAGTCCAGGCGAACCTTCCAGCGCGCGCCGTCCACGTCGAAGCCGTCTTGAACTTCCAGGTACGGCTCTTGGTTGCCGTCCAGGAAGGCGACTTCCAGCACCGGGGCTTCGGACGGATCAGCGAACAGATAACGCTTGGTGCCAGCGATGCGCGGGGTGTCCACGATGTCGCGAACCAGACCGTTGACCACGTTGGGCTTTTGCAGCTTGTTGGCTGTGTCGGGGTCGTACTGAGCTTCATTGATCGTGCGGGCAGTGCCACCCAGACCAATAGGCACCAGCAGCACGGCTGGGCGCAGGTCGAGGTAGTCGTTGCCGGACACGTCCTTTTGCGAAGCCATGGCCACGCGATCCAGGTCCAGAGCGACCATCGACAGAGCGGCGCCAGTCGTCAGGTTTCCGTGGTCAGCGTGGAACAGGGCCTTGCCGTCACCCATGGTCGGGCCGGCGCCAGAGTTCAGCGCCAGGGTGGCGTACACATCAACCTCAACGGTGCGGGCAGCAGCGCGGCCCAGCATGCCGGCCAGACCGACAAAGGCGCCCAGGTCGTCGTTGACGATGGCCTGACGGCTCAGGTTGATGATGTTGCCCTTGGTGGTGGCCTGGATGCTGGCCTTCTCACCGTCCGGGATCGACTTGTTGGTGAACTCGCCCAACTCGTTCACAGCGTCCAGCGAGCCGAACGAGCCGGTGCGGTAGCGGTTGTGAGCACGGAAGTCGCTCACCGAGCCGGTTGCGCAGAAGCGGTTCCAAGTCAGGGCAGCGCGGGCGTAAGAGGCCTGCAGCGCCTTGTGCATGGTGTTTTCCAGCAGGATGGGGAAGTCGCTGGTGCCCTGGGTGAAGGCGGCTGCGACGATTTCCATCTGACCCATGCCGGCAGAGCTGCGGCCAGTGCGTTCCAGAGATGCGCGGGCGATGTCCAGCAGCTTGTGGCCACGGAACGGGTTTCCGTTCAGGCTGGCGCGCACGTTGGCATCATTGACCACGCCAGAGCGTGCCAGCAGAGCCGTCACGATGGCGTCGCGGCGCTTGTCGTCTTCGTCGGCAACGGTTTCCACCTTGGGGTGGGCGCCTTGCGGGTTGGCCGGCTCGATGGTCTTGCCAACTTCAGTCAGCAGCTTGGCCTGGATGGTGTCGATGGTCAGTTCAGGGTCGGCCAGAACATCGGTCAGCAGGGCCGACACGGCGGAGCTGGCCATGAAAGGCTTGAACATGGCGCGCACTTGGTCGTTGTCCGACTTGCTGCGAGCGAAAGGGGCGGCGGATGTTTTCGCCGCTTGCACGGGATCAGGCATGTGTGCCTCCTGGGTAGTGACAGCGGCTGCTGCCGGTTGTGAAACTTGGGGGGCGCTCGATGCGCTCGGGGCGGCGCTCTTGAAGCGCGACAGGTCGAAGCTGTTGGCCAGCGATGCGGCCACAGCAATCTCGTCGCCAACGGCATCAGCGAAGCCTTCGGCCAGCGCCTCGTCAGCGAGGAACCAATGGTCCTTGCCATCGGTCAGGATGGCGAGCGCGTCTTCGTAGGTCTTGCCCGACTTGTCGGCATAGGCCGATGCCATCGCCTTGGCATAGCGGTCGAGGATGTCGGCTTGTTCGCGCAGTTCGACGGCATTGCCGCCAGCGAACGACCACGGCGCGTGGATCATCATCTGGGCGTTCTTCGCCATCGTGATGGTGTCGCCGGCCATGGCGATGTATGAAGCGCAGGAAATGGCCACGCCGTCGATGTGAACGGCCACGGGCGCAGGGTGGCGCTTCAAAGCGTTGTAGATGGCCAGGCCATCAGGCACCGAGCCGCCGTAGCTGTTGATGCGCAACGTGATCTGGTCGGCCTCAAGCGCAGCCAGATCGCGCACCAGGTCGGACGCGATCACGCCATCTTCATTCCAGCGATCACCGATGTTGCCGTAGACATAGACCTCGGCAACGGTCGGCTCACTGTCAGCGGCCTTTGCAGCCGCCTTGATCTCATACCACTTTGCAGGCATGCAATCTCCTTTTTCGGAGACTGTGCCCAGTGGCGCGTGCTGCGTCTGCAAATTGAGCACGACATGCAGGCGCAGCAGGATCACCCGATGATTGCGCGCCTCTTGCTGGCCAGGATCGAATACAGCAGGCGGCGCGAGATGTTGAACCGCTTCATCACCTGAGCATGGTTGCGCCCGGTGAACGCTTCGCACACGGCGGCGTTGCGGGCCTCGCGCTCTTCGCGGTCGGCCATCTTCGGGATGTACCGTCCACCGATGCGCGGCCTCAGCTTCTCGGCCACGATCTCGGCCAGCTTGCGCAGGTCTGCATGAGACACGGACCTGTCGAACATTGCCGGCTGATCCTTGTGGCACTCGATCAAGACACAGGCCACGTCAGAGCGCAGCGTCAGGTTTTCAGTATCGTCGTTCAAAGTCCCATCCTCCATCGTCAACTGCGGCACGCCGCTCCATCTGAACCTTCACGGCCTTTTGCTCGGCCCGTCGCTCTTCGCTGCTGATCAGCTCGCTGTTTCCGTTGTCCAGAGCAAGCGCCCACGGCGGGGGCCTCTCCCAGCTCATGCGGCCCTGGGCGCCGAACCCCAGCGAGTCGCACACGGCCAGCGCGTACACCCACAGGTCGAGCGCCTCATTGCGTTTGCGAATCTGCTGCCACTTGCCATTGGCGTCACGCACCTCGGCCCGCAACTCTTCAAAGTAGGAGGGGGGCAACCACTTCGCCGCGTGGAAGTAGCCAGGGCCGGGAACCTTGCGGCGCAGGTTGGCCGCAACGATGTCCTTGAAGTAGTCCGTGCTGATCAGCCAGAGAGGCATGTCGTGCATGGCGCGCCCGTCCTGGGTACGAGCGGTGCCCTTGACCACCGGGGCCTTCTGGGTGGCTGATCCACCCTTGACCAGCATCACGCGAGATGACAGGCCCAGCTTGCGCAGGCGCCTGAACCACGCGTAGGCGTTGTGAGTCACGCCATCCTCGCCGCCCGTGTCCACGGCTGTGCGCAGCACGCGAAGCTCCCGCCCGTCCTCGGTACGGTAGGTGGCCTGCACCAGCTTCTGCGTCAGCAAGTCCCAATCCTCGCCGTAGCCTGCCGGGTCAACTTGTGCCGCCTCGCCGCCTCGCTCAGTGGTCGTGATGGCGAAGCGATCCACCAGGGCCGTCTCCAGCCCCTCACCAAAAGCGCGCACCTCGCACACGAAGCGCCCGTTCTGGCCGCCCTGCACGTCTGCCGCGGCGATGATGAAGCGCGCCCATGCCGGGACGTGGTAACGCTCCATCTCTTCCAGACGGTCGCCGACCCCCGTCTCTTTGTCGGCCAGAAGGTGCCTGCTGATGTACGGCATCCCCTGGTCGGTGTTGATCGTGGCCTTGAGCGTCAGGTCTGACCCGCTCATGACGTACTCGCGCAGGCCCTGCAGGTAGCGCAGGACCAGGGAGTCCCACTTTTGATAGGCGGCGGCCACGCCACCGAGCCAGTACCCTGCGATGCTCGATCGTGGAACCTCACCCAGCACCTCGCCGCTGGTGTCGACCATCTGCCCATCGGCAACCCAGCGCGCCGTCTTGATGTCGTTCAGCATCGGCTTGAGCTTGGGCGGCATGACGCTGCCGCAGCACGGACACACCACCTTGGCGTGGTGCTCGGCCATCGTCACCAGGTTGGCTGTGCGCACCTCGTCCATCAGGTCGGCCTCTTTGGGCAGCGACGAGAACAACTCCAGACCCGGCTTGGCCTCGAAATACTCCCGGCAGTCTGGGCACTTCCAGTACCAGCGGTGGCGATCCGATCGGTTGTAGATGCCGACAATGCCGGTGGCGGGTGGCGCCTCGTGCGGCGTTCCCGGCTTCCAATACGGGTCGGTCCAATCCCGGCCAGGGCTGGACTCGACCATGCACATGCCGCGACTGAGAAACGTCTGAGTGCGCTTGAGCCCCAGGGCATAGGCCGAACCTTCGCCGTCGATGTTGTCAGGCATCCGGTCATAGTCGGTCAGCGCGACATAGCGGTAGTCCGATGACGACAGCTGCGTGGCGGACGGCCACCCGATCTTGAGCCACATTCCATGCAAGAAGAGCTTGTCGTGGGTGTTGTCGTCGTGGCCGCGCTTGCTCATCAGCGCAGACAGGGCCTCGCTGTTGCGGATCGCCCGATCCACCCGCGTCTTCGAGAACTCGCGGGCCTTCTCTTGACTCATCTGGACGATGAGCATGTCGCCCGGATCGCATGTGACACAGTACGACATCCATGCGTCTAAGAGCCCGAGGGTCTTGCCCGTGCGAGCTGGACCGACAAAACAGACCGCCTCATGCGACCTGCTGGCCAGCGCGTTCATCGGCTGGACCATGTACGGAGTCTCAGCGGCAGACCACTTTCCAGAGTACCCGCCAGGCTGGCGAATCTCCAGAGCTTCGGCTGCACCATCGGCCACACTCACGCGTCGCGGCGGTCGGAAGGCGTGCGCGGCGTTGCGCACAATCGGTGTGGCTGTGGCGAACATGCTCATGCGCTCACCTCGTCACCGACCGGAGCGAGCTCTGCCAGTCGCTCGGATGTGGATTGCATCGCCTCATCCAAGGCAGCAGCAACCTTCTCCGCCACGTCGCCAGCGATGCCGTGCCGGCGCTCTAGGTTGTCAGGAATGGCGCGGATGTCAGACGACAGCGCAGCGAACGCCGTGGCCACCACGCGCTCCACGTCTGCAGCCGGGATCAGTTCGCGGTCACGGACCTGCAATTCCCGGCGCTTTGTCTCTCCCTCATACCAGGCGCGGCGCTGCATCGGATCAAGAGATTCAGGATCGACGGAGCCACCAGACGCCTGCACCCCAAAGCGCCACTGAGCCACAGCCAGAAGATCAATCTCCCATGGCGATGTCTTTCCCCCCTTCTGCATGACCGGCATACCCTTCCTTATCCATGCATCAATCGTCGGGATGGACACGTCAAAGAACTCGGCGCACCCTGCCTTATTCGCAACGCGAACACCCCCCCCGATAGCCCTGCGATCAATGCTCATCTGTCTCCCCGAAGCAACAACCCATAGGGGGCGAAAAACTGTCGATTTCTGCGGCTCCACGACCC